CATGAAGAATATGCTGATAAAGAAGAATATATATTTATGGATGATATTAAAGACTGGACTACTTGGCAACAAAATACTACTGATGATTACCACCAAGGATATAATGGACAAGAAATTCATGCTATTGATGATTTGTTTAGCCGTATTGATGATTTATATCATAAAGATATGTTAAATTTTGTTTCTTGTGTTGTATTCCCTACTCGTCAAGCTGAACTTAGTGAAAAAGGAAAACCTTATGTTTCAAAATTATTATTAGCTTCCTCCAATATTTGGCCCACAACTAGTAAAACTATTAAATGTGTTGATGCTCTCCAACGTCGTTTCACTGTTATTCGTTTCACAAAGATTGCTGGAAAAGATGTACCAAAAGACGGATTTGATAGTGAATTTAAATGGCTTGATCTTCAGGAAACTGAAGGTTCTTATTATGATCCTATTAGAGGAAATGTTTCAAAAACTGTTACTATTGATGATATTTGTAGACATATAATTGAAGCAATGAAACTTAAGTATGATATTTTCCAAGCTGGTTTAGCCGCTGCTCAAGTTGATGATGGTTCATTTATTCCTACTATTAATACCCAACAAGTCCCAGATGATGTTACAAAAATATTTTTAGAACAAGATTGGAGTGCTTCATGCACTAGATACCGTAATAATCGTGAATTGTACATTTTCCTTCGTAAAATTAAAGTTAGGAATCCCTGTATTCCTAGTGATATTGGATTATATTCTATTGCTGATCTTGCTGCTTTTAATAATTTGTTTAATGATTCAAAAACTATTCTATTTTGTTTATCTAATGTAGATTTTAAAGGTGCTAAATATGCACTTATTGTTCAAGATGTTGATGGTTCATATCTTCATTTTAATACTGTTAATAATACTATTTATCGTACTTATGAAAATTTTGATTCTGAATATACTAATATTGATGTAGAAAGAGTAGAAGATTTTGCTGAATTTACTTTTACTGATAAGATACAATTATATTTCTTGACCCTTTACCATAATATTTACTCATCTTTCCGACCATTCATTAAAGTTGCTTCTGTTTTAGGCAGAATGGCTGCTATTTGTATGGCTCCAGTTTGTACCCTTATTATGAGTTTTGCCGCCATTATTATGACTTACCTTAACAAAGATACTGCTTCATTTTCTTATGCTGTTTTTGAAACTATTAATGATTTGTATAATATTGCTTTCCTTATTCCTTTACTTTTTGGTATTGGAGCATATGTTATTTATAAATGTAAGACCTTTACTATGATTGAAGCATGTACTAATTGTGCTTGTTCTGTTGAAAATTTCCAAATTATTCATAATAAATTTCATGATCAATTTTGTAAAAATATGGCATCCGGAGATCATATGGATGTTTGTGCTCAATTCCCTAAATTCGGTTCTTATTGCCTTAAAGATTATTGTGTTGCTTGCACAAAGGAAGCTTGTAGTGGAACTTGTTCTCACTCTCTTCCTATTGATGCTGTAGACCCTAAGAAACTGAAATTCTATAAAAATTGGTTTGAAGAACATGTTAATACTGACTCTGATATCTCTCCTGTTGTTATGAACACTGCTAATACTGTCCTTACCTTTATTGAAGAAATCTCTCCTCAAGGTGAGAAAATGACAAAAAGTAAAAGAACTTTCCCTAAATATACCGAAGAAGTATCCCCACAAGGAGAAAAGATGACAAAACAGAAAAGAACTTTAAGACAAGAATTTCTCGAAGAAATTTCTCCACAAGGAGAAAAGATGACCAAACAAAAGAGAACATTAAAGCAAGAAGGTCAAACTTATACATCTAGACGTGAACAAAGTAATAATTGGCGTGATCGTAGAATGAATTATTCTCGTTCATCAACTCCTACATTTACTCCTCCTACAGAAACTACTATTGCTGATTGGCTTTCTGCTCCTGAAGAATTACAAGAAGAATATGATTTTGGAGGTCACAATCCTGGATCTCAAAAACAAGATAAAATTAAAGTTGTAAAAATTGCATCTGGAGTTGAACAACATGCTCTAGATAGTGGTGCTCGTGATTTATTCTCTGCTATTGTTAAATTAACATTAAAATGTAAAAGAACATCTGGAAATAAAGTTTATACCTTACATGGACATCCCTTTGGAAAATTTATTACTACTCCTGCTCACTTGCACTCATCTTCTGATATTAATGCTGAATATTCATTTGAAACTACTGTTAATGGAATTAATACTACTATACCTATGACTTTGATTGCTAAGAAAGAAAATCGTGATGTAGCTTTATGGAAATTTGATAATAAACATGTACTTTTCAGTCAAAGATTTTATAATAATTTGATCACAGATGATGAATATATTAAATTTGCTAATGAAAGAATTTATGTGCTCCAACATTTACCTGTACTTGGATTATGTCAACTTGTTACTGCATCTGCCGTTAATCATAAACAAATTTGCCTTCAATACTCAGGCATTAAAACATATGAAAAACTTTATGAAGTTCAAGCTACAATGACATTATCACCAGTTACTTCCGCAGGCGATTGTGGAGGTGTTTTAGTTGCTTTTAATAATTCTATTCATAAGAAAATTGTTGGATTTCATGTTGTAGGCGCTGAAGATCGTGCCTATTCTGCTATTGTTACAAAGGATTTGATTGACTCTATGATGCCTGTAATTGCTAAAGAAGAATTTTCTGAACTAATTATTGAACAAAATATTTCTAAATTCCCAATTGTAGATACTATGGATCAAATTGAAAGTATTCTTGTACCCTCTGGAAATATGCCTAATGGAAATTTTGAATATCTCGGTGAATTAAATTATCTCGCAAGACCTGCTGCAAATACTGGAATTAAGAAACATCCTCTTCATGGTTCATTTGAAGTAAAACATGCTCCTGCTCATCTTTGTACAAGTCAAGTTGACGATAAATCAAAACTCTGTCTTGATGCTCATGGACAACCAAATCTTCTCATAACCAGAACAGAAAAATACGGAAAATATTTTAAGAATGTTATTGATCCCACAATTTTGCAATCTATGGAATCTGATTTAAGTAACTATTATATTGAACAATTTGAAGATAAGAATATCGGTATTTCTAGTAATTATGAAATTTTGAATGGAAACCCTAATGATGTTGATTCTCATCCCCTTGATATGCGTACTTCTGCTGGAATTCCTTGGTCTCAAACTGAAAATGGTCATTGTTATAAGAAAGAACATTTCACAAAAATGCTTCAAGATGAACAAGGAAATACCTACCGTGAATTTGATTTTGAAAACCCTGATACTGTTAAATTATTTGAAAGTATGAAAGAAACTGAAAGATTAGCTCTCCTTGGTTATCGAACTCTGTCTATTAATAAAGATTGTCTTAAAGATGAGTGTAGACCTCTTAGTAAAGTTGATAAACCTAGAATTTTCAAAAATGTACCCTTTGATAAAGTTATTTTGATTAAAAAGTATCTTGGTAAATTTAAGACTGAATGGACTAAAATGCAAGGTAAAATGTTTCATGCTGTTGGAATAAATGTTGTATCTCCTCAATGGGCAAAGTTATATCATGATTTGAAAGAAAAGAGTAACTTAGGATGTGATGCAGATTTCGGAACTTTTGATGGAAACCTTCGACCTGAATTTATGGATATGGCATGTAGAATTATTCGTAACACTATTAGTGCTAAAAATGGAAATGATACTGAAATTGATAAAATTATTGAAATATTATTAGATGAAAATGTAAGATCTGTTTCTGTATCTGCTTTCACTGTGTATATGGATGAACATGGAAACCCTTCTGGATCCCCTATGACTACTGTAATGAATTGTATTGTTAACTTTTTGTATCATTGGTATTGTTTTATCAAAATTACTGGTTATTATGGATTAAATAAATTTCTTGACAATGTTACCATAAGAGCTTTTGGTGATGATATTGTGTATACTGCTGATCTAGCGCTCGGTTATAATTTTGCTAATGTTGCAAGAATTATGATCGATGAACTTGAACAGGACTATACCGACGCAACCAAGAGTTTAGATGGTGCTACGAAACCTATTGAAGAACTTTCTTTCTTAAAGAGGAAGTTTAAAGTAATTTCTCCAAGTATTGTATTTGCCCCTATTGAAACTGATTCTATTGAAATGCGTTTTAATTGGACTAATATTTCTCCTAATGATATAATGACTCATAAAGATTTAATTGAAGAAGGACTATTGGAAGCTGTTATGCATGGAACTGAATATTTCACACATTTTGCAACTTGTTTACAGAGGGGTATCCGTAAATGTGAACTTAGCCGGGATATTAAGGGTTTTTACCCTAAATACTCCGACTACTATCAAGACCTAATGAATAGATATCAATAAAACGTTCTTGGCCCCCTGTTAAAATTTGGAACTAAAGATTATCATGTCTTCTTCAACGAAAACTGTTAATTCAGGTACTAAGTACCACAACCAAACCGATACCCTCGTTAATGAACAACCTTCAAATGAGGCTCATGTATTACCTCATTCTCAACTTATCCAATCTGGGGAATCCAGTTTAGCTAATCAAGCTATTGACGTTTCTATGCCTCCTGGTGCCACTGACTCACGTTTCATACGTAAGTTAATGACACCTTCAGGTTTGAAACCAGTGATAATCCTTACTGATGAAGAAATAGAACTAGATGTCCAACATGATTATGTTCCTGGAGTTTGTCTCCCAGAACAAGGTCATGTGTGGTCAGATAGATTTGAATCTACATCAGTAGGTGGTGATCCTGTCATTTCAGAATCTGTTGCGCTTTCTATGAGAACTGGATATTATATGTTACCTTTTAAATATTTTAATTCCCATATTTTAATTAGATTGATTTGTAAACCCGCTTTCTCTCAAGCTCAATCATTTTGGGTTTCAAGATCTTTTAATAAACTTAATTTTTCAACAAGTAGACATATAAGTGAAATTGGTTTTTCATGGTTCCCTTCTAAAGCTAATGAAATTTTTGTTTTAATGCCTTGGTCAAATCC